CGGCAAAGGCTGCTCCGGCTCCTCGTCGCAAGGCCGCGTCGGTCGCCGCTCGCATGTCTGCTCCGGCGATTGCTCGTCCGAAGGTTTGGGGCTCGCTCAAGAACTTCAAGAGCGACGATCGCGGCGACGCCGTTGAGAAGGCTCTCCGCTTCGGTCACTGGCTCCTCGCCTCGAAGGGCAACCGCAAGAGCCTTTCGTTCTGCGATCGTCACGGCATCGAGGTCAAGGCTCATACCGAAGGCGTGAACTCCGCCGGCGGCTTCCTCGTGCCGGACGAGTTCGAGACCGAGCTCATCTCGCTCCGCGAGCAGTACGGCGTCTTCCGTCGCGAGGCTCGGGTTCGTCCGATGTCGAGCGATACCCTTCGCGTTCCTCGCCGTTCGGCGACTCTCTCGGCGAGCTTCGTCGGTGAGGCGACCGCCGGCACTGAGTCGACTCAGACCTTCGAGTCGGTCCTGCTCGTCGCCAAGAAGGCAATGGTCCTGACCACCGTCTCGAACGAGCTGAACGAGGACGCCTTCGTCAACCTGGCCGACGATGTCGCGGGCGAGATCGCCTACGCCTTCGCCAAGAAGGAAGACGAGTGCGGCTTCATCGGCACCGGAACCTCGACCTACGGCGGCATTCGTGGCGTCGTCGACATCATTGAGAACGGCACGGCCGCCGTGCAGTATTACGACTCGGCTCTGTCCTCGAGCTTCGCCGATCTGTCGCTCGACAACATCGGAGCGTTCATGGGACTCCTGCCGGCCTACGCCGACACCCCGAACGCGAAGTTCTACATGCACAAGGCCGTCTGGCACGGTGCGTTCGAGGCGGCTCTGACCTCTGCGGGTGGAACCTCCGCTCGCGAGATCAAGGAAGGCTATGCCGGTCAGCCGACCCTCTTCGGCTATCCGGTCGTCTTCACGCAGGTCATGCGGTCCTCCTACACCGCTGACAAGATCGTCGCTCTCTTCGGTGATCTGACCCTCGCGGCCTCGTTCGGCGATCGCCGGCAGACCACGATCCAGATCTCGGACTCGGCTCTGAACGCTTTCGAGCAGGACGAGCTCGCCATCCGTGGTACCGAGCGGTTCGACATCAACATTCACGATGCCGGCGACAGCTCGACCACCGGTCCGATCGTCGGTCTCCTCGCCTGATCCTTCTGATGACTTCGGGGAGGCTCGGTTCGCCGGGCCTCCCCTGAAAGGGACTTTCAAATGCTGCACCTGCAGAACGCGAAGATCGTTCCGATCGTCTGCGACTCGCTTGACAATGCGTCCGCGACCACCGCTGCGATCGATACGGTCGGCTACGACTACTGTGAGATCATCGTTGTCACCGGCAATGTGCCGGCCAACATCGCCGCGCTCAAGGTCCAGGAGAGCGACGATTCCGGCATGTCCGGAGCCGCCGACGTCACTGGTCTCGTCTATGGCACTTCGACCACGATCGATGCTGCGACTTCGACTCTCCCGACCGCAGCGTCTGGCGACAACAAGTCGCGACTCTTCCAGATCGATCTGAAGAAGCGCAAGCGTTACCTCGACCTCGTGCTCACTGCCGGCGACGGCAGCGGCACTGGAACCGACTTCGCGGCGATCGCGATCCTTTCGCGTGCCGGCGAATCGCCTGCCGACACCGCGGCAGGCAAGGGTGTCACCGAGGCCGTCCGCGTCTGATCCTCTTTCTCCTTTCTGAGGGCGGGCGGGGGCTTCGGCTCCCGTCCGCCCAAAGGGTAGCAGATGGCCGTCGATACCTACGCACTCACGACGCTCTCGAGCCTGAAGAACTGGCTCGGCATCACGTCGGTCGATGACGACGTCCTCCTCGAGGACGCGATCGATCGGGCGACCGCCATCATCGAAACCCACTGCGACCGTAAGTTCAAGAGCCGCACGTTCAACGAGTGGTGCATGCCGCAGGGCGAGCGGACTTTCACGGTCGACAACTACCCAATCATCTCCATCGATCAGATCGCCTACGGTTCGGCGATCTCGATGACGATCTCGAGCGATACGGCGTCGACTGATGTCATCGCGACGGTCGAGAATAACGGCACGAACATTCGGCTCCGAAAGGTGACGTATGCCGGAGCGACCGAGCTGACGACGCTCGCGGTCGCCGATTACGTCAGCACGCGGCAGCTCGTCAACTACATCAACCTCGCTGTCTCTGGCTGGACCGCGACGCTCACTGAGAACGCACTGACGGCGAGCCTCTACCGATTCGGCGGTCGCGGCGTGATCGACGCTCCGTGCAACTTTGAGTATCCGCGCGACAACGTCTCCGAGTACCGCGTCGACTACGCGACCGGGCAGGTCCATCTCATCGCGGATAGATTCCCCGGCATCCGATCGGACGACGCCTCGGCAAACCGCTTCCCGTCTGGCTTCTATCCGGTGTTCGTCCAGTACACGGCGGGCTTCGAGACCGTGCCGGCGGATCTCCAGCAGACCTGCATCGAGATCGCGGCCGATCTCTATCGCGAGCGGAAGCAGGACAAGACGATCACGAGCGAGAGCCTTGGCGATTACTCCTACACGCAGGCCGGCGTCGCTGAGCTGCTCGAGGGACGCATCGGCAAGCTCACCGGCTACCGGGAGATCCGATGACCATCTCGTCGCTCGTCGATCGATTCGGCGTCTCGGTGTCGATCCTTCGGAAGGCGACGGACACGAAGGACTCGAGCGGCGGTCGCGTCGAGACGTGGGCTCGGTCCTCGACTCTGACAGGATTCCTGCAAGTCCGGGCGAATGCCGACACCGTCGCCGGCGGTGCCGAGCGATCGACGCAGACGGCGACGATCTACTTCCAGGGCAAGCCGACGATTCGCGTCCGCGATCGGATCTCCTACGGTTCGACGATCTACGAGGTCTCGTCGGTTCGTGTTCCGGATGAGCGTCCGCTCTCGGATGCCTTGTGCTACACGATCGTCGAGGCGACGGAGGTCTTCGGCTAATGGCATCGAAGCACAATCTCCGAGCGAAGCCGGTCAGCGACGCGATGCGTGATGAGCTCGCGTCGCTCGTCAACCGCACCGGGCTCTTCTATCAGACAAAGGTCAAGGAGATCCTCAACCTCGCGAAGTCGCCGCCGGCCTCGTCACCAGGACGACCGCCACACAAGCGGACCGGCACGCTCGGGCGATCGTTCCGCACGATGCCGACTCGCAAGGTCGGGAAGCGGATCATCCTAACGCTCGGCACGGACGTCGTCTACGCTCGGCCGCTCGAGTACGGTACGAGCCGGATGGCTGCTCGACCGTTCCTCGGACCGACCTATCGGAACAAGAAGCACCGAGCGGCGGTCGATCGTGAGATCGCGAAGGTGAGCGGCCGCATCCGTGCGGCGATCCGTCGGAAGGCAGGACCGCCACGATGAGCAACTACCTGATGCGAGGCTTCTATTCGCGGCTCAACGCTGACACGGGCGGCGGCACGAACGCAGTCCGGACGGCCGTCACGGATCGGATCTACGCTGTCGAGGCTCCGGCGTCGAGCACGCTTCCGCTCGTCGTCTACTCGATGGATGCTCCAGACACCGAGCGATTCTTCTCGGGCATCGTGCGATCTCGGGCGGTGTTTACGGTCTCGGTCTTCGGAAAGGTCGAGGTCGGTCCGGATGCGGTCGCCGACATCGATCGAAAGGTGTTCGACCTCCTCGATCAGCAAGCGGTAACGGTCACCGGACATGACCGAGGGTATATTCGAGGCGTCTCGCGTGGGACGCCGATAGCGGATGGCGAGTACTTCCGCTCCGATTCGACTTTCGAACTAGTCGCCACGACTACTTCCTGACGAGGACTCGCGATGACGTATGCAATCGGCTCGGACGGCTCGGTCACTATGCCGACCGGCTACAAGGCTCAGATCAATACTTGGTCCGCGACGCTTGCTCGAGCGACGCAGGTCGTCACCGGATTCGGCGACGCCGGCCATCAGCGACGTGCGAGCGGTGTTCTTGACATCACTGGCTCCGCCGGCGGCGTGCCGGAAGACAACGCATCTACGACAAGTGCCTTCGGGATCGGATCGAGCGCGGCCGGTGCTGCCTTGACCCTGAACATCACAAGCGGGACTTCGCTCGCCTTCGATGCAGTCTTTAGTTCGGTCGCCTTCTCTGTCACGAACGATGGCGATTCGACGGTCACGTTCAACTTCGAACTCAACGATACGAGTCCGACTTTGACGTGGGATGAGACTGCGTGATCCGATCCAGAGATCAGCTCTGGCAGGCTGGAATACTCACGCCGACCTCGACCGACTGGCGCGTCCGTTTCGTCTTCATTGACGGAACGGATCGCGTCGTCAGAGTGTCGCCTGGTCGCCTCTCAGAAGAAGACGCGATCATCCGTGCCAAGCGTCACGCGAAGATCTTTGATGAGACCGTCCTCGATCGTGTCGAGGCGGAACGAGCCGAGAAGTCGACTCAGGTCGCCGGCTTCGGCATCGTCCAGAAGTAAGGAGAGAACATGGAACCGATCGCGGTCCCAGTCGCCGATGGCACGATCCTCGTTCCTCGGCTGAAGGTGCAACAGATCATCGATCTCGCCGTGCTTCGGCACGAGCGAGAGCGGAAGGAACTCGTCCAAGATCTCGCCGATGCCGGCGTCGATCCCGAGGATCGACTCGAGCGGCTTCGGCAGCATCGGAAGGAAGTCGGCCTATCGAGCGTCATCGTCCGGTGGGCGTTCTCGGTCGACGGAGCCTACAGCATCGTCCGGATGGCGATGGGCGACTTCCCGGCCGAGCTCGAGGGCATGGATCCCGGCAACCTCTCACGACTGGCTCTGGCTTGCATTGGCGTCAACCTCGACGAGTCGGTGGAAGGTGGGGCCGAGGGAAAGGAGTAGACGCCGCCCGCGACTGGATCGCCGAGGCGGCCATCATCGCGAGGCATCTACCTGGCGTCGGCTCGCCGCTCGCTCTGCCGATCGATGAGTTCAACGGGTATTTGCGGTCGATCTTCGACTATCTCAAGAGGCAAGCCGGAGATTCCGGCGGCGGTCCTGTAGACCATCGAGCCTACGTCGAGCAGCAAATGAGGCGGATCCATGGCTGACTTTTCACTCGAGCTCGATGTCTTCGCGAGCACGAGCAAGCTCGAAGCCGGCCTGAAGAAGGCCGAGCAGGCGGTCGATCGAACCGCCGGTGAAATGGACAAGGGTGCGAAGGTTGCGGAAAAGGGCTTTGGTGATTTGTTGTCAGCGGTTACCAAGGTTGCGGGCGGCTTGTTCCTTCTCGAAGGAGCATTCAAAGCAGGAACGGCGGCGGCTTCTGCCATGGCAGGAGATACCGAGGCAGCTGCAAACGCTTTGAGAGGGCTGCCGCTGATTGGTCCGCTCGTCTCATCAGTTTTTGACTTCGCTAACGCTCTCGAGTTTGCAAGTGCAGCAGCGCGAAAAGCGAGAATTGAAACGGCCGGGCTCGCAGTTGAACTATCGAGAGCAAATCGCGAACTGACTTCTTCGGAAAGATTCGCGGCTATTTATGCTGAGATGGATGCGCTGAAGGGCTTGAGCGAATCACAGATCTTGTTGAACAAAAACAAGATGTTGTATCGATCGCTTGACGAAAAGCTGCTGATCGGCCAGCGAAAGATCAATGAAGAGTTCGATCGCCAAGTAGAAGCTCAACAAGAAGCGTCTATCAATGAGGCCGTGCGTGTCCAGAACATCGCACGGATCAACAAGGAACGCAAAATTGCATTGATGCAGGAAGAGGCTCTGATCGAGAAAGAGCGGGAGCTCCTGCATTTGCAAGTGCAACGCGCTCGGGAGAAGGAAGCCGAGGCTGCCGCAGCCGAAGCAGAAGCCAAGAGGCAGGAAGAATTCAAGAAGGCGGAAGAAGAACGACTGCGTCTGATCAAGGAGCGTGAGCAATTCGAGCGAGATCTGCGGGAAAGTATTTTGAAGAAGGAAAAGGAGATTGCTGAAGAGCGCGAAAAGCAAAGGCAAGCAGAGCTTGCATTCGTCAACGCTCGTCTCAAGATGGAGCAGGAGATCGCGGAAGCGAGAGCCGAGGCCGAACGGCAAGCGGCTGGAGCGACCGCGACCTTCGCGACGGCCGGCGGATCGTTCACGGCGGCGGCTTCAGCTCAGGTCAACGAGGCGAAGCTCCTGACCAAGATCTCCCAGCAGTCGCGGGACTTCCTCGCGATGATTATGCAGAACACCGCTCGCATGGCCGGAGGTCTGAACCTTGCCTGACGTCATCGAGTTCCTCGAGTCTCGGTCGATCCAGACGAGCGGCGGTCGAGGGACCGGCACGCGCGTCTTCCATGTCACCGGCACGACGAGCGTTCGTACGGTTCACAACCTCCTCGGCAAGGCCGGCGACAACGGCGTCGAGATGCCGAACGTCGGCGACGCTCATCCGGACTTTCCTGGACTGCGGGCGAGGGACTTCTCGGTGTCGCTCGTCGCCGGCCACAACGACACTTGGCGAGTCGACTGGACCTACGAGGTCATCAGCCGCGGCTTCCCGCAGTACCCGACGACGGTCATCACGGAACTTCCGAACGAGGTCGGATACCTCGAGCTCTCCTCAGAGATCCGTGCCGAGTTCGTGCTTGCCTGGCGGAAGAACGGCACGCCGTCTCTGACGTATCCGCAGAATGGTCAGGTCACGAACCCTACACAAGACATTCGCGGCGAGCCGGTCGATCAGGCCGGCAATCCGATCTCGGTTCAGCGGAATATCCAAGAGCTGACAATCACCGAGAACGTCGAGGTGCCGGCCTGGTCGACCTATCGCTCCTTCCGATTCTGTCGCAACTCGGCAAGCTTCTTCGGTGCCGCTCCCGGACTCGTGCTCTATCGCGGAGCGTCAGTGCGTCGCATCGGCGTGAACGTCTACTCGGTGGCTCATTCGTTCGTTGAGGATGGCGACTTCCACCTTCAACAGTCGCCGCTCATCGAAGCACCGGACATGACGCCAAAGCTTGACGCGAACAAGAAGGCGGAAAAGGTCTACTGGGTGCAACCCTTCCCGGTCCTGAAGGACCTGAATCAACTTTCGGCGAACTTCTGATGGCTGACGAAATCACGATCAATGCGTCGTTGCAGATCAACGACACCAACCTCGTCGAGGCGTTCATCCCTGGGACGCTGACGATCGACTTCGCGACGGCTGGAGCCTCGAGCCGATACGGTTCCGGCGGCGTTCAGGCGATCGGCACGAGCGTCGAGCAGATCACGCAGGGCGATACGACCGACGGCGGCGTCTACTTCTTCCGAAACATCGACGAGACCAACTTCGTCGAGATCGGCGTGACGAGTGACGACACGAGCGGCGGCACGTTCTACCCGGTCCTCAAGCTGCTCGCCGGCGAGTATTCGGTCGGCCGTCTCTCGAACGCGACGATCTTCGCGAAGGCGGACACAGCTGCGGTCAACCTTCAGTTCCGGATGCTCTCGCCGTGACGCAATACCGACGATGGAACATCGGTCCGCTCGGGACCGGCGATCGCGATCTGATCCGTGCTCAGCAGAACGAGCGGATCATCGTCGATCGATTCTGGATCACGAACAAGGACACCGCCAACCGATCCGTCGACATCCATCACTTACCGTCGGATGACGGAGCGGCTGTCGACGACTTCTGTCTTCTGCACGATCACACGATCAACTCGAAAGCCTATGAGGTGATCGAGTCTCCGATCTATCTCGAGCCAGGCGATCGGATCGTGGTCCATGCTTCGGCGGCGAACGCCATCATCCTGACTGCCTACGGACGCATCTTGTGACCGATCTGCCTCGGTTCCATTCCGGCCGGCTTGGTCCGCTCGACTTCCAGACGCTGAACGAGATGATGCGTCGTCTTGACGCTCTGCGTCCTCTGGTCGAGACGGCGTCGGTGAAGAATGGATCCGAGTTCTCGACGCTCGGCGACGTCCTGATCGTCCAAGCGGCGGAGACGCATCCGGCCGAGTACCCGGGCCGGTTCGCATGGAACCAGGTCATCGTCCGCGGCGAGTCGACACCGACGATCCCGGTCGACGGTGAGCCGGACACGATCGCGACCGAGGTCGACGACGACTGGGAGACGATCGAGGAGAACGCGCAGTACCGATACGGGACCGTGGTCAACGAGGAAGGCGACAAGGAGATCGAGTCCGACTCCTACGCGATCTGCATCGATCCGACCTTCGCCGGCGGCTATGCGGTGTTGTTCGCGATCCGGCGAACGGACGGCAGCCGGTGCTATCTGCTGGTGCCGATCGTCGCCGGCGAGGTAAGTGCCGGCACGATCACGGGACTGGTCCGCATCGTCTCTCTCGTTGGCGAGAGCACGCTCACGAGTGACAACGGAGGCGAACCGATTCGGGCGATCGTCTACAACGCACGGCCGATCATCCTGAACGACGAGGACACGTTTTCGCAGGGGCTCATCGTGACGCTGCTCGACTTCGGCCAGTCGCCGACTTCGAACATCAACAAGCCGAACACGCCGGAAGGAGCGGTGCTGACTTCGCGAACGCTCGACTCTGGCTCGATCGTTCTGGCTCGGAAGATCGGCGATCAGGATCTGTACGTCTCATCGACGCTCACGCATTACGATGTGACCTGCATATGACAAACTACACGGCCTGCTGCTGTCGAGTGCCTGAAGTCGTCGGCTGGAGGATTGCCGCCTCTTCTGTCATAAACATTTCGAGCAATCAGAGACGAGTCCAGAACAACGGCAGAGTTCAGATCACGGCGGTCGATATGGCTCAGACTCTTGCCGTTCAAATGGAGAGAGGAACGGGGACTTTTGCTCTGACGGATGTCGGTTCCGAGGTATCCGGTGTCGTGTATAAGCAAGTTCCGGCAGGAGACATAGATCAATTTACTCGACGGACGATCATCGGGTTTACCGATCTCAATGCTGACACCGGCCAGACCTGGCCGAACGGCAGTCCGATCTTCCGAACGCCCGCGACGCTCCCGACGACAGCTCCGCTTTTTTCCTTTGACTGGCCGACGGGCAGCACCGGATATGACTTTGAATGCCTCGGTCTCGTAGATCAGACGGTTATTTCAAGCCGAATCCCTGAGACTAGTGGTGGAAACCTCCCGTTCGACGAAAGCACCTTTGCGACTTTTGAAGTATTCAAAGAGACGAATCAGCCTTTCCAGCCGCCGGAAAGCACAGAGTTCTTCCGATTCACGCCTATCGGGAACGCCCAGGGAACCGCAATTGTGGTTCCATTCGGAATCTATCCGCTTCCATCTGTTTTCCCTGTCATCGATCTTTTCGGCTCTCGTCGATATCGGGACTTCAGCTCTTTTGGCCAGTTCGATCTTGAAGATCTCGGAATAGACGACGGTATCACGGAGCTTCCGTTTGGCTTCGATCCGACCAATTCAGAACAATGGCCATCGATCAGTCTTTCCATTGATGGTCAAGACATAAGCCCACAGGAGCTTCTCGACTTCAGCGATGACGTGCGATGCCTCTTTAGAACCAGTCAATCGATCACGCTCTCATATGTGCTCGTGAATATTTTCAACAGCGGTTTTCCGACCGATGATGACTTCATCGAGTACGAACTCACGGCATCAATGGATCAGAACATCGATTCGCTGGAGTACATCTTCGGATGAGCTGCGACCACTTCGTCGATGATCGTTGCTCTCAGCTCCTCTTCGACGGGACGCCAACGGCTCGTCAGTGTGCGGCGTGCAACCGATACTCCGGGCCTGATCGAGGGCTCGGCGACAGGCTGCATCGCGTGATCGTCTCCATCGGCGGCAAGCGAGTCGAGAAGATGAGCGGATGCGGATGCGGTCGCCGGCGAGCGGCCTTGAATCGACTCTCTGGAAATAAGGACTAGCCATGGCCGTCGCATATACCACCCTCCTCGCTCGTCTCGGTCGCCTCTTCGACTTCGCGAAGACGGTGCGCACGCATCAGGGCACCTTGCGATCGGAGTTCGAGGACACGGCGAGCAACTACACCGACGCCACTCGAGACCTGATGTCGACGATCACGAGCGGCATCGAGAGCAGGATCGACGAGGCCGGCCGGATCGTCCAGGATCTCAGAGCCGACGCAACCAAGACGCTTCTGACGATGATGGACGACGACACGACGCTCGGATCGACGACGATCCAATCGGCGATCGAGGAGTTCATCCGTCAGCTCGCGGCGGCGTCGCAGACCGTCGATCGTCCCTCGAGCGGTTACGTCACGCTGCCGGCCTCGAACCGCGGCACCGCCGGCGGCAGCAACATCGGCGATGGGCTCTTCCTTCTAAGCGATATGGCTCCGCTCCGGAACCTCTCGACGTCGGAGGTCTTCGACTTCCCGTCGATCCGCACCGAGACGATCCGCGCGACCTGCATCCAAGACTCGACGTCGCCGAACGTGCAAGAGGGTTCGGAGCGATTCCGGATCGAAGGCCAGCGAGACGTCGGCCGGCTTGACGAGGACTGGCCTCTCGGCTCTGGGACTCGGGGCGTGCTAACGGTTGCGGCCGCGAACAAGGACGGTGGTCGGACGCCTGGCGTCAACGTCTGCACCAACTCCGACTTCGAGAATTTCACGAGCAACGCTCCGGACAAGTGGACGATCGTGACCGGCACGGCCGGAACGCATATCCTCGCCGGCGGCAGCGGCTACACGGACTCAGACTCGCTGAAGCTCGTCGGCGACGGATCGACGGCGACGAACCTGAAGCAGCAGCTCAGGATCACGAGCGGCACCCTCGGCCAGATCAACCCGGACCGACCGTACTCGATTACCTGTGCTGCGAAGTACGCGACGGCGGCACCGACCGCGAGCCTCGTGATCTCGGTTCGCGACTCGGGCGGTACGATCCTACACGACTCGATCGTCGGTCGAGCGATGCAGCTCACGATTAGTTCAGCGAGCCTGACTACTTCGTGGCAATGGTTCAGTGCGGTTGTCTTTTCGCCGGTCGCGATCCCGAAGGCGTCGGTGATCGACATCCGGTTCAGCGGCAACCAAGCGAACACGTCGGAGGTCTTCGTCGATGAGCTTGTGATCGCCGAGATGCCTCGATTCCAGCGAGGCGGCCTTGCGTATCAGATCACTCGCGGCGAGACCGACTACGCGATCGAGGACACGTTCACGGCGA